AAGATCTACTAATTCTTTTTGACTTGTCACTTTAAATGCATTTCCTGCATTCGCCGCCGTAGTTGCTGAAGCAACGCCAGTGCCTGCGGCATTAGTTTTGTCTTGCGCTGTTGCTACTATAATTAGCGGAGTTGTTCCGGGCTCAGCCGGGGTATAAAAACTCTCATCTATTACCGTAACCTCTACGCCGGGTGATGTAAGTGCCATGTACTTTTCTCCTGGTAATAATTCAATTCATTACGTAATGCATTGTTATATTGTATTTAGCGGAATAGACAAAAAATGGTGCGTTAAGACGTTAATTATAAAGGGGTCAAAAAGGTGTAAATACATGCATGAGACCGTTGTGTAAATGCGGTTTAAGACCGCGAGCAGTTAACTACAAGAAGAATGGCAAGACCTATTACAGGAGCCTATGCGAAGCCTGCTCTGCTCACGGAATCCATCACGGAATTCCTCGTTGGTATAGGGCAGGTTATAGAATTAAAAATCATTGCGATAAGTGCGGCTTTAAATCGCCACATGCGGAAGTATTTAGGGTATTTCATGTTGACGAAAATCTAGATAATTGTCGACACTCAAATCTAAAGAGTGTTTGTGCAAATTGCAGAGCTGTATTAGCCAAGGAAAATATACGCTGGAAACAGGGTGATTTAATCGCTGATTACTGATTTAATTGATTGGTAGAGATCATCAATGGTGTTGTCATTAGCAATTACATGATCAAAATTTGTATTAACCCACGCCCATTCTGAAGCATGTATTTTAAGTCTTTTCATTTCGTTAATATGATAATTTGATCCACCCATTGCCTTAACAGCAGAATCATACCACTCAGGTAGTTCTCCGCGTTGTACCCAAATCATCTTACCGTTTTGATTGTTAATTGCTTTTACTTCGTTAGGAAAACGCACATCGCTTACGATAATATCGTCTTTAGAATTGCGTATTTTGTTCTCTAAACTAGCAATCCAAATATCATCGTGAAATGTTTTGCGACATACTTCAGTACCCCAATACTGAAGAACCCATCTTGGAGTTAGAGTAGGCATGTTTAGCCTTTCTGCCCACCATTTATCAACCTGTTCTCTCCATTCTCTAGATTCTTTTGTTCTGCCTTCGAGCATGATTCTATCCCAACCAAATACTGCTGCAACCGAATCCTTTAAGGAGTCTGCAAAACTTTCTCTTCGATATTCATGAAAATTGACCAGGTAATCTGCTACTGTGTCCTTGCCACAACCGATAAACCCGCAAACGCCTATAATCATATAACTCTCCTATAAAGTTATATTATAGCATCTCTTGCGTGTATGTCAAGTGTTTAATAGAATGGTTTTGGTTGTCCTGGCTTTCCTGTATTAAGTTTTCTAGCCAAAACGCTTGCTGTATTGATCGATTTAGTTCTTTGCTGCCTGCGTGCTTGTGTTGGTGAAGTTCTAGCACGAGTAGTTTTCATTTTTTGTGCTTTAGAAAAATTGTATTGCTGAACGCATTTTGAAGGATGGCTTACCTGTCTTCCTTTTCTTGGACCCACGGAACATCTAAAACGAAGTGAAGTCTTACCACCCTTGGCTGTTCCACTAGTTCTTCCCCAAACCATCTTGGCTACTTCGTTGAACATTGTGTTCAGTTCTTCTTCATTTACTAGTTCAAAGATTCTCATTATCCTATGATCCAACTGTATCCGTGTCCGCCTGCAACCTGTGTTCCAAGTTCCATAGTCAATCTTTCAATGTCGTTGAACCCTTCCTGCTTGATGCTTGCACCGTTAAGTGCTGTGCCGCCCTGTGGTCCTGCGATACTAGCAAACTTTTCACGAGCCTGTCCTAGCATTACCTTGCAGTTAGCAAGTGTGTAATCCCTGATCCACTGACCTGAGTATACATCTTCTAATATTACAAAATCCGGCTTGTCGTTGTATGCCCATAGTAAAACTTCTTCTGTTCCTCTTGGACGTTGCATAATAATTAGTTTCTTGCTCTGTGGATTCCAAGTAAAGTTGATGAATGATCCAAACATTTTTCCAACAAGTTCTTGATACTGTGCGAATAGTTCGTACGTTGCCAGTCCGCCCATATTTGTTGAACTTAGTAGATATGTATTCGTGTAGGCTAGGTTGAATGGTTCAAATACTGTACCGCCCGTTCCGCTGCCTGTTCTTGAGCCAACGCTTCGTCTATAAATCTGTCTTACCTGCTGTATTTCTTTTGGAAGTATATATTCGTTTTGATTCTCTTCTAGGCTTAGAGTTATGTAACTTTCTTCCACGGAGTTGTCCGAACGCTGTCTAAATACGCCTAATGCTCTCTTCAATCCTGTTTCGTAGTGTTCTGGATCCAGTTCAACGTCAATCATGCCGTCGCCTAGCATCAGTCTTACATAGTCGAATACTTCTTGTTTTGCTTTATCTATTTGGCTCATATTAGTATTTATGCCTTTGCGATAAAACGGTAAATACATATACTATGCCAAGACTCAGTTTATACCGTCCGGAAAAGGGCAATGATTACAAGTTTATAGACAGAACTGCCTGGGAAATGTTCCAAGTTGGCGGCACCGATGTGCTCATGCACAAGTATCTGGGTGCTGAAGCAACAGCGGATACAGTAGGATCTCCCTCGCAGCCTAAATATGAAACTCTAAGCCCCACAAACATACAGGACATGCTATTCCTAGAAAATAGGGATAGAAAGTATGATCCTGATGTCTTTGTTATGCGCGGTGTGTATAATGTCCAGGACATAGACTTTAATCTAAGTCAATTCGGACTTTTCTTACAAAATGATACAGTATTCATTACATTCCATATAACTGATACTATTGAAAAACTTGGTAGAAAGATTATTCCGGGTGATGTAATAGAATTACCACACCTCAAGGATGAATATGCATTGAATGATTTGAACTATGCACTCAAAAGATTCTATGTTGTGGAAGATGTGAATCGTGCTGCGGAAGGTTTTAGTGTAACATGGTATCCACACCTATACAGAGCAAAATGTAAACCACTGGTAGATTCACAGGAGTTCAAGGACATACTGGATCAGATTGCAGATTCGGACAACTTTAAAGGAAATTGGAATCCAGATTCAACGTACTATCCGGGTGATACTGTTACAGCACCCAATGGTGAGAAGTATACCGTTACTCAGGAAGTTACGGGTATTGCACCACCGGATACAACCTATTACAAACTTGCAGACACTCTCAAGGACATTATGTCTACCTATGAGAAAGAAATGCAAATTACAAAGGCTGTTGCGGATCAAGCAGAAGCAGATACTCCACAGAGTGGGTATGACACTACAAAATTATATACATTACAGCAAGACGAAACAGGTAAGACTGAATTAGTTACTGCTGATACTACATTAGACGACGCAGATATAGATACCGTGACCGCTGACACTGTATTCCAATCAGCAGAAGCGAATGGTTATAAGGGATACTTGATCGGTGATGGCATTCCGCCAAACGGTGCTCCGTTTACACAAGGTATTGCTTTTCCATTAGGTCCGTCAGAAGGACAGTTCCACTTAAGAACTGATTATAAACCAACAAGATTGTTCCGCTTTGCTAAGGGCAGATGGAGTAAGGTAGAGGATGATGTGAGAACAAATATTACAAATTTAGGAACTACTGATACAGCAGCAGGTAAGGACTTTGCAGGCAAAGTAGAAAGAGAAACACAGAAAACATCTTTCATTAATAATACAAATGAAACAGAAATTGACGGACAAACTGTTAAGGAAAAACAGAGCCTGTCACAAGCACTTAAACCAAGGGCGGATGAATAATGCGTATTGAAGAGATACTAGGCTTTGCAAGAACAAGCGGAAAGAAACACACAGTCAAAAGGCGTCCACCTGAAAAGGAAGAGGAACCTATTGCACTAAAGATTAAACAGCGCCGAGCAGCAGCAGCCAAGGGCGATGAAAAAGCATTTACACACGGATTTAAAAAATAATGGATTTTTTCTACGACGGACAGATTAGAAGATACGTAACACAGTTTATGAGAATCTTTATTGGCTTTAAATATGAAGCAGGTGATAGTAAACAACAAACTGTGCCCGTAATGTATGGTGACCTAACACGACAAGTAGCAAATATTATTAGAGAAAATTCTGAAAACAAACTACCAACTGTTCCGCGTATGGCAGCATACATAACTGGACTTGATATTGATTCGAGCAGATTAACAGATCCTACTTTTGTAAGCAAGGTTAATATTCGTGAGCGTGATTATTATGTAGACGATTCGGGTCAAAGGGTATATACAGGCGGACAAGGTAAGAATGTAACTGTAGAAAGATTAATGCCAACGCCTTATAAAATGACATGTAAGTTAGATATATGGACTTCTAACACGGATCAAAAATTACAATTACTAGAACAAATTATGGTATTGTTTAATCCAGCATTTGAAATACAAACAAATGACAACTATGTTGATTGGACCAGTTTAAGTGTAGTCAGACTAACAGGAATGAATTTTAGTTCAAGAAGCATACCGGCAGGAACGGATTCAGATATTGATATTTGTTCTGTAGATTTTGAAATACCTGTTTGGATTTCACCTCCTGCTAAGGTTAAAAAGCTCGGAGTTATTCGCAGTATCATTGCTAATATATTCACTGAAGAAGGAAATGTAGTTAATCTTTCAACACTGGTCTATAATAACAATGAAGCAAACAGCGTTTATGTAAATCCAAGATATCCAGTATTACTATTCAAGGCAAATAATGGTATCGATCTAGATTACGAACTAACCGTCGTGGATCAAAATGCTGCAATACAATCGCTGGGTCTTGATGAAAAAGAATTTACCAATGGTAGAAAACTTGACTGGAATGCTGTATTGTCTGCACTTGGTAATTTTGTTGAAGGTACTAGCACGGTTTATTTCAAACAACCAGATGGAAGTGAAATACAAGGCACAATAGCAATTAATCCTGTGGATCCTTTTATATTATTGGTTAGTATGGATAGAGACACCTTGAATGCTAATACACTTATCGTAAGTGCTCAATATCCTTCAGGTAATGGAACCATAAATGCAATTATTGATCCGTTTAGATACAATCCTATTGACAAGTTTAATGGGTCAGCAAACATACCAACCGGTCATCGATTCCTTATGTTGGAAGATATTAATGACGAAACTGGTAACAAGCCAGCAGCATGGAAGAATTTAGATGGATCAGCAACATCTATTCCAGGAAACAGCATTATTGAATGGAACGGCTCTTCTTGGGCTGTTATATTTGATCCTACAGATGTTGACGACATAACTTATGTGTCAAACTTAACCACAGGCATTCAATATAAGTGGGACGGAATACAATGGCTTAAATCTTTTGAAGGCGAATACGCACCAGGTTACTGGAGATTCAACCCAGAGGGCGAATAAGTATTCGTATGCAAAAAAGAGTTGGACTACTATATCTAGCACTATCTACCAGAAGAATTCTTCTCATACTTGAGAATGAAAAATGGACCGTGCCTACTTTTTCCAAAACAGATTCTGTAATTAAGGATAGCCAGGATATTCAAGAAAAATTTGCAAAAGGCAGAATTTTACCCATAGAGTTGTATCTATCAAAGGATAAAGGCTTTGAATTTGGAACATACATCTGCTTGGTTAAGGAAGAATTTTTGACCGTAAATGCAGCAACATTATGCTGGAGCGACATGGATTACTTACCCAAGAATGTGCATACAGGTCTAAGGAGCACATTAAATAATAATCTTATAAGAACAAAAATTGAGACCGTACTGGAGTTAGAAAATGTTATCACTACTTAAATCAGAAAGATTTCAAAACGAAGTTAAAAATTATAAAGAACAGATTGAGAAAGTAACCAATCCTACTATTAAAATTAAACTTGAAAATCATTTGAATAAATTAATAGCACAAGTCAAACATCTAGATTCCAGTCACGAAGAAATGATCTTTAATAAACAGATTAGAGAATTGTCTGGAGATACTAGAGATAAGATTACCGAATTTAGAAAAATACTAGACAGAACCCTTAAGGATTATTTCCAATCTAATAAAGTTTAGATTGAAGCAAAGTCTTTAATTGTAATACTACCCACCATAGCAGCATGAACCGAACATTGGTATCTGTAGCCTCCGCTTATAGCATCGGAAATTCTCCAGTATAGTGTTCCGCTGGTTTTTCCCTGTGCATTTGATCCTGTTGAAACGGTTCCATCTGTAGCGACGTGTATTAATCCGGTGCTGTAATTAACGCCTACACCTGTTTGAATTAGGAATGGATGTCCTGTTACATTTAAATTAAATGCTATAGTCGTTCTGTTTATAGCATAAATTGTAGGATTGTTTATTCCGTATTGTGAAAACACGTAAGCACTAGTTCCAGAGTTTGTAACATCTAACATGGTTATGGCTGGTAGATAAATCTTATCTATGGTAAGACTTGAACTAGATGCCTCACTCAGTGCGCTAAATGATGTAACGGCTGAAGTTGATATAGTAATTGAATCTGAACCAGCGTCTGTGCCTATTGTAATATTTGTGCCAGCAATTAATGTAAGAGTATCAGTCGCGCTCTCGGCAACGACATTAGATTGACCTGCTACAACAATTGTTTCAAAACTATTAGATGTTGATCCTTCGCTTGCCGTAGCATTAATTGTTATAT